TTTCATATATTCCTGAACCTGTGTTTGCTTGGTCATTATGTATGAATGTTTTAACATTATGACCTTCCTGAGCTAGTCGGGAAGCTAGGCTTAGTCCTTGCCCACAGCTAAGGAATAGTACATTCATCTTGGAAAATTAAACAAAGTTAGTTTCTCTTTTTTCTTTTTTGTTCCTTTAGGGAGCATACTGCGTAATTTCCTTACTGTTGCATACACCTCATTAGGCTGTTTATATTCACTTAATTTACCACCACGCTTCCTAAACTTCTTAACTGCACCTGTAACTTTTCTACGTCTTTTTGCCATATGGGCTTCAAGTCTTTGAGTTGCCCCTTGCACCGCACCACCCCCATCATAGGCATCCCAAACTTTTAGTTCGCCAGAACTAGCCGCACCATATCTTCTTCCGGTCTTAGATCTATTTCCACCCTGCTTAGCCCTAACAGAAGGATTCCTTTGTAAATAATTCCTTTCAGTAATACCCATTGTCCTACTATTTTTAGCTTCCCATGTCTGCAAAGGCTTTCTATGTTTTTTTAAAAAAGCTAAAATGGCCGCTTTTGTTATTTTTAATCCGCTCATATTAATTCCTTTAATTTAAAAATGATCCACTCTGTTTGTACCGAAGTTCATTCAACCGTTTTTGCGCCCTAAGTATCTTAGCCCCTGCATCATCATATCTTTCAAACTTAGTCTCATAAATCTTTCTAGGCCTAGATCCTGGTATTCTCCCTAACGATTTTAGCCCCGACTTAGTGCCATGTACTCCTGCTCTTTTCTTAGGCTTAACACCTCTTTTATAATCTGATAATTGTAATTTCATACCACGGCTTTTCAATGCTTTTATCATAGCATAAGATCGCATCCTACCATGACTCATTACAGAACTACCAACAGGCTTTGGTATTCCCTCATATAAAAGTTTCTTCTTCCTTGTTAGAATTTGTTTTTTAGTACCAAACTGTTTTGTCTGTCTATTGGCAAATTCTCTAAATAACTTTAAGTTACGGAGGATATCACTACTATTTCCAAATGCCTTAAAACTTTGCTTTACTACAGTTGGCCAGCCCATCAATTATACTCCAATAACCCAGAAGTACAAGCATACTCGCCTTGTCTCTTTTTATCTAAAATGGCTTTCATAGTAAAATCGGCTTCTGCGTTAACTACCTTTATAACACTCTGTCCTTGGTAAGCAAGATACTCCTCATAATTAACTCTGCATATGTTTGCCATTCCCAAAGCCATAACTGCATCATCATGAGTGCCTGGAGATCCTTGTAGCCTAGAGCTAAGATCACTTACAGGCTGTTCGATAAAAGAGCTAAGTTCTCCTCTTAGATAATCACTAACTATAGCAAAACCTTCTGCTAGATTCTTCCTCAGCAACCCAATAACACTTAACTTACTTGATCTGGTTGTCTGTGTTCCCACACCATATACTTGACCTGACAAAGTAGGAGAAGCAAAAATACAATTTCTTGGGTACTTAGGCAAAAGCTCTGTTATAGTTACGCCGCCATGGTTATTTGTTTCTACATTAACCCAAGCATCATTATACATTTTACCGAGCCAAACTAGAATATCAGCAAAGGCATCAGGGCTTATATTGTTATCAATGTATTCTCCGACTTGCCTTTTTTCTTCCAGACACAGTATCTCAACGACTGAATAATCCCCGCCAACACCACCACTAACATCAGCACCGAGGACATAATGATAACTAGGAATAGGATGGCGTGTGTCTCTAGTAAGGTTAAAAGATTCTTCATGTGACTGCCAAAAATCCCCAATGTCCTCAAAATACACTCGGTGAAAAAATGATTGACCACGACTTCTAAAACATTCTTCTAAGGTTAGTGGATACTCTTGCCGGAAGAGACCTAAGTCCCCATCCATCTCATCTATTTTCTCCCGACGCCATGCTAATTGTCCGGCAGATAAATTATGCTCAGCAAGGACTTCAGGCTCCTCCATGGATGGATCAAGAGTTTCATATATAGCCTCTTCCTCAGCCTCACTGAGCTTTAGTTGGTATTCATTAAAATCTTTCCAATTTAAAAAATGTAATGTATATTGAGAAGTCGGGTTTGCCGCTGTTATGCATCTTCGATGGTACCATGTTTGTGCTCCATTACCAGTTGACTCAAAGACTACTAATGAATTTTCTGCTGGTACACTTTGCAGCAAACCCGCTGTCATTGCTTTTGGATCCGGCCAGTATGCTACCTCGCTACACAGGAGACGATTTATGGTACCTGAACGACCAGACTTTGTATTCCCAGCCGTTTCTACATAAAAAGTAGCGTTAGTTGCTACAAACCGGATCTCTCTTTTTGTACTACTGATTGTCTCAATCTCATCACCTATAAAGTTATCCAGAAAGAAACGTACTCTTTGAAATAGCCGTTCAGTTGAATCGGCATCATGTGCTATAACAACACACCTTAAGTTCTCATAAACTAAACAATCTAAAAAGAAGCAGGCTAGGAAGAGGGTAGAGATACCTTGCTGTCTCGCTTTGGGGATTATATCTCTCCCGGACAACCTAGCCAGCACCCGGCGCTGAGAATCGTTCGGTATAAAACTTACACTTTTCCCAGCTTTATTACTAACTTTTAAAAACTTCTCAATAGCCTCTGTATGGGTTTTACCATAATCCTCTGGAAGCCACCTATTATTCATTTTGTATTATATCTCTTACCAGTCAAAGCCCAAGTAAATTCTTTGGCTCCAGTTTTCTTTGCTAAAGCATAAGATTGTTGAAAGGCTTTAGCTGACTTACTGCCCTTCTTAAACTTATGATAGCCAGTCTTAGACCATGAAGCTACATCGCCATGCCATGCTGGTACTTTTGAGATTGGGGCCTTACTCTTTGCATTACTTCTATTAGCAGTAGCTCTCAATGCCGTAACTGCATTAAATTGTTTTTGTCCTGCTGTAGCTGGGCCACTAGGAGCTTTCGTTTCTTGTGTATAGGCAGCTCCTGCAATAAGAGCCCCTCCACCAGTTCCAGTAGCGGCAATCTTAGTCCCTCTTGTGGGCCCGTATGTACTACCCTTAGTCATAAACTTACTTCTACCACCCCCAGAAGGAGTAAAAATTCTACCGCCTCCCATCACATTCCTTGCATTTGGTATTGTCATTGGATCTGTATAGCCGCTTGCCCCACGTACCTTTTTGACAGTACCTTGCCGAGTTTGCCCCATACCTTTTGGCAATCCCCTAGACTGAAGCCTCACATTACGAGTTCCTAGAAACCTAATTAATTTTTGTATAAATGATAATCCTACTTTCTTCATATCTACCCATTCATTTGAATATTGTTAGCTTGAATAAGGATGTTCTTAACTTTATCCTCACTTGTCTGAACACTCTTTTTACGACCTTCCCAACCTGAAGTCTTTAACCACATACTTGCGGCTCTTAGCCTTAAATCTGGATTCTCGTCATCTTCTAATGTTTGCTTAATTGTTTTAACTACTTTTGGGGCAAGTTCATAAAATTCATCATAATACTTTTCCATTGCTCCTTCAATGGCTTCACGACCTAAACGTGAATGTACTACATTTACAACTGTCTGTGGTGTTATACCTATCTGCCTGCTAATATCAATATTCTTCAAGCCAGATAGATGTAATGATATAACTCTGTAATGAATGGGTCTTAGGGCTTTTAATTGTGGAGAACTATAGCTCTCAAACACAACACTTTCCAAAGATCCCGTAGGTAAAGAGAAGGATTGTATCTCAGGCAATAACTCGTTTGTACTCATTATATTGGTCTTTCACTTTTTTGGAATACTTCCCGCTCAGTAACCTAGCTAGATATTCTAAAGATGAAACATTCATATTTTCTCCTATTATTATTTTTCTATCATTTTATAGGAAATTTTCAAAATTGTCAACAGTATGGGTCAAAGATGAATCAATATACTTTAAAGGTTTTGCTATTCGTGCCGATGTTCGCTAGTCGAACCTTGCCATCCTCAAAGATGAAACACTTAGATATTAGAATTTGTGTGGGAGGGTCAAAAAATAAAAGAGGCCCCCGAAGGGGGATTTTTGCCTACAGATATTTGAATATATGCATATAAAAACATATTGGCATTTGAATATAAAAACATGCAAACAAATTGATAATGCCTGATTAGTTATATATCCATTCATACGATCATAAATCGGCAAC